GCGGCGGTGGGACAAGAAAGCGAAACCTCCGTGATGAAGAAGCTAGAGTTATTAGCAGGCAGGACAATGCGGCTGATGAGATGCGCCGTGTTAGAGGCCGAACTCCTAGAGACGCTCAGGAACGGATGGACAAAAGAGCAGAGATGCGAAGAGTCTCAGCCAGAGAGCGTGATGCCCGTGACGAAATGGGTCGCTTACGCAGGAAGGCTGTAGATATGGGCATGAACAAAGGCGGCAAAACGCAGGGCTATAATGATCGCCTTGACGAATCTATGGGAATGCGTAACCGCAAGGCTAAGCCTGCTATGTCCAGCAAGATACCTCAGCACAAGCGTATGGCTATGGGCGAGAATGTGCTTACTGGAAAGATGATGAAGAAGGGCGGTCAGACTATGGCAAGCCGCAGAAAAGAAAGCGAAGGCATGGAGAAGGCTTCAGGTCGGCGCAAGTTCGCTGCTGTTGGCACTATGGACAAGGGCCGCAAGAAGAAAATGAACAAAGGTGGGCGAACGGCCACTACCGCCGTAAGGCTTAACATGGGCGCACCTAAAGTAAGAACAGTAAAGGCGCGTGGAATGGGAGCTGCCACTAAAGGCGGTCAATTCAGAGAAAACACTTAATGGCTGTTGAAAAGGCTTTCTACACTAACGGCGCACCGCCAGTTAGCCCAGATGAAATCGAGGTAGAGATCGTTAACCCTGAAGAGGTTAACATTTCTACCGATGGCATGGAGATGAGCATAGACTTTAATGCTGAGCCTCCAATATCTCATGGCGCTAATCTGGCTGAGTACATGGACGATAACGACTTGCTGACACTGGGCAGTGAGTTGGTTGGCCTTTATAACGCAGATAAAGAAAGCCGTCATGACTGGGAAGAGTCTTATATCAAGGGACTTGACCTTCTGGGCATGAAGTTTGAAAACAGAACGACCCCTTGGGACGGAGCCTGCGGTGTATTTCACCCAATGCTGAGCGAAGCTGTTGTTAGGTTCCAGTCCCAAACCATCATGGAAATATTCCCTGCTAGTGGGCCAGCAAAGACTAGCATTGTAGGCGCTCTTACGGACGAAAAGGTTAAGCAGGCACAACGAGTTCAGGACTACTTGAACTACATGATGACTGTGAAAATGCCTGAGTACAGGACAGAGACAGAAAAGCTCCTGTTCTCCCTGCCTATTGCCGGATCAGCATTCCGAAAAGTTTACTATGACGAAAACTTAGGGCGAGCCTGTTCCATGTTTGTCCCTGCTGAGGACTTTGTAGTCAGCTATGGCGCTGCCGATCTAGAAACGGCGGAACGTGCGACTCATGTAATGAAGAAATCCTCTAACGAGGTGCTGAAGTTACAGCAAAAAGGGTTCTATCGGGACGTTGATTTGCCTGCCCCGGCCCCTGACACCACTGAAATTGCTGCCAAGTACAGCAAACTGACGGGCGATAACCCAAATTACGAAGTAGATAACAGGCATACGTTACTTGAGATCATGGTAAACGTAGATTTGGCGGGTTTTGAGGACTTGCTAGAGGGCGAACCTACCGAGATCGGCCTGCCTTATGTCATTACTATTGACAAGTCATCTAATATTATTCTTTCGATACGACGAAACTGGCAAGAATCTGACGATCTCAAGCTAAAGCGTCAACATTTCGTCCATTATCAGTATTTACCGGGACTTGGCTTCTACGGATTCGGTCTAGTTCACATGATTGGCGGTCTAACCAAGTCTGCCACGTCTTTATTGCGTCAATTAGTTGACGCTGGAACGCTTGCCAACCTTCCGGGTGGATTAAAAGCCCGTGGTTTACGAATTAAGGGTGATGATTCTCCGATTATGCCGGGAGAATTCCGTGATGTAGACGTTCCGGGCGGTATTATCCGCGATAACATCACATTCCTGCCATATAAAGAGCCATCTGCTGTACTTCACCAGATGTTGCAGGAAATTGTGCAGGATGGACGCAGATTCGCGTCTGCTGCTGACGTAAAAGCCGCAGATATCAATGGCGAAGCCCCTGTCGGCACCACCTTGGCGCTACTAGAGCGCGAAATGAAGGTGCTAAGCGCTGTTCAGGCCCGTGTTCACGCTTCGATGAAGCAGGAGCTACAGATACTCTGCGATATTGTGGCTGATTATGGCCCTACAGAGTACCCATACGACACTGAGGAGAATGTTTTAACCTCAGAGGACTTTGATGACAGGGTAGACATTATCCCTGTAAGTGATCCCAATGCTGGCACAATGGCCCAGAGGATCATGCAGTATCAGGCTGCGTTGCAGTTGGCTGCTCAAGCTCCACAAATGTACAACCTGCCTCTTTTACACAGGCAGATGCTTGAGGTTCTAGGTATCAGAGACGCAGGCAAGATCATACCTGACGAAAACGATATACCGCCTACTGATCCAGTATCTGAGAACATGATGGCTATTACTGGCGAACCGATCAAGGCGTTCGCTTATCAAGATCATGACGCACATATAGCGGTGCATGTTGCTGCTATGAATGATCCTAAGCTAACAGAAATGCTGGCAATGGCCCCAGATGGCGCTATAAAAGCAGCGGCCTTGAGCGCTCACGTTGCCCAGCACGTTGCCTTCCAGTACAGAGACAGCATACAGAAAGAGCTTGGAGTTAAGTTACCGCCTGTTGATTCCACTCTGCCAGAAGATATTGAATACAGGCTATCCCAGCTTGTAGTTCCTGCTGCTGAGCAGTTAACAGGAAAGGCTCAGCAAGAGATGGCTGCACAGCAGGCTATGGCCGCAGCGGAAGACCCTGTTCTACAGCTACAGAAAGCAGAGCTGGATATTGAGGCCGCTAAGGTTACAACCAAGGCCCAGACTGACATGGCTAAGATTCAGGCTGATCTTGCTAAGGCTGCGGCCAAAGACAGTTTAGATCGAGAGAAGCTCGCTGTTGATCAGCAAGTCGAGGGCGCTAAGTTAGGCGTTAAGATTGCAGAGACCAATACTCAGGAAGAGCTAGAGACTAGCAAGATAGCCTCTAAAGAACAGATAGAAGGCGCGAAACTGGGTGTTGAGATAGCCAGAGAGCTTATGATTGACGAGAGACAATTAGATATTGAAGATAAGATAAATAAAAGAGATACTAAGCGCGAAAAGATGATTGACGAAAGAGAACGCGATGAGTGATGCTTTTGCAGACACCAGTTTAAGAATACTAAGAGACAAGTTACGAAATATTATGAACGACATGTCAGACCACCTTAGTGGCGGCGGTTGTCGTAACATGGAAGAATACTCCAAGTGCGTAGGGATCATAGAAGGTCTGGCACTTGCCGAAAGAGAAATCCTCGATCTCGATAAGAGCATTGAGGAGAACTAATCTCCGCATAAAGCGGTGCAGTGACTCTGGACACTAATCCAGTGGGAAAACATCTAATGACTAAAGCATTAGCAGAAGTATCATCAGTTGGTGTAGAGACCGACGAAGAGTCACGGGTAGCTCTTAAAATGCCTGAGCCAAAGGGTTACAAAATTCTTATTGCTATGCCACAGCCAGATAAGAAGACGCAGGGCGGCATTCTCAAAGCGAATTCAACGCTTGAAGTAGAAGAAGTCGGCTCTATCGTTGGTCTTGTTACGGCTTTGGGGCCAGACGCTTATTCTGATAAGTCGCGGTTCCCAAGTGGGTCTTACTGCAAGGTGGGGGATTTCGTTCTTATAAGATCGTATTCCGGCACTAGGTTTAAGGTTCAACAGGATGGCGTGTGGCAAGAGTTTCGTTTAATAAACGATGACAGTGTAGAAGCTGTAGTTGAAGACCCGACAGGTGTGAGGAAAGTATGAGCGAATCAGAAGAAAATCTATCGTCTGCCGAAGACAAGTTCTTTGGGGTGAAGACGCAGCACGGCGACTTGAGCGCTGTTAATAACTCATCTGATGATTCTGGCATTGAGGTTGAGGTAGCGCAGGACGCTTCTCCCGCTCAAGAGCCAGATAAAAAAGGTGTGCCTCTTGTAAACTATAGCAAAGACTTAACAGATGAGGAGTTGGCAAGCTATAGCGAGGGGGTGCAAAAACGAATTAACCAGATTACTGGTAAGTTAAAAAACAGAGAAAGCAGATTAGCTGAGGCTCAAGCCATCAAGGATGAGGCTGTAAGAGTCGCTAAAATACAGCAGCAGAAACTGCAAGAGTATGAGTCGTTACTGACCAAGGGTCAGGGTGCCTTAATTGAAAGCTCTAAAGGCAAGGCGCAAGCTGAGCTGGATAGTGCAGAAAAAGAATTAAAAAAAGCCCATGAGGAGGGCGATGCTGAAAAGTTAGTTCAAAGCCAGAAGCAGTTAAGTGCTGCTCAGGCAAGGATCATGGACTACGAGCAGCGCGAAACTAAGCTAAAGCAACAGTTGCAAGCACAGAAGCAAAGGCGAGAAGCTCAGGCTCAACAGCCTCAGCCGCCACAACAGCAAGCGCCTCAAGCGCCTCAAGCGCCTCCAGAGGTGCAAGAACGAATGAATAACTGGATGGCAGAGAATCCTTGGTTTCAGTCGAGCCAAAAAGTAGCACAAGCAAGAGCGGCAGGGGAGCAACTTGATCCACTGCATAAGCAGATGACATCTTTGTCACTCGCCGTTCATGATAATCTGCAAGATCAAGGTATAACCGATTCAAGCGATCCAGAGACTTACTATTCAACAGTAAATAAAGTAATGCGAGAGCGTTTTCCTGATTATCCGGGCTTTAAAACGGAACAGGAAGTGCAGGAAGATCGTAGCGCCCTGCAACGCCAACGCAGTAATACAGCCGTGGTAGCTCCAAGTAACACTAGAAACAATGGAGCAAAGACACGTAAAGTCGCGCTTACGCCGTCTCAACATTCAGTCGCAAGGACGTTGGGGCTTACACCAGAACAATATGCTGCTCAACTTATTAAGGAGGCAGGATAATGAACGATGAGTTCAATCGCGCACCCCAAGAAAGTAATACACGAGAAAACGCAACGCGACCCACTGATTCGTGGAAGCCAGCGTCTTCTTTGCCTTCACCCAATCCAAGAGATGGCTTATCCCATAGGTGGATTCGCACTTCTGTATTAGGTCAGGTAGACAACACAAACGTGTCGCAGAAAATGAGAGAGGGCTGGGTTCCTGTAAAGGCAATCGAGTATCCTGAAATCGACTACATGTCTGATGTTGGCAGTCGTTACAAAGATAATATCGAGTACGGCGGTTTGTTACTGTGCGCTATTCCAAGCGAGCAGTTAAATCAACGAACTAAATATTATAACCAGATGGCTGTAAACCAGATGAATGCGGTTGATAATAGTTTTCTTAGCGACCAAGACCCTCGTATGAGTAAGTTTCAAGAAAACTCATCGAGGACAACTTTTGGTAGAAGATAATCTGTAAGGGTTGTCTTCTTAATTGAGGACTTTGATATGGCTGCTACAGCTACCCCTATGGGGGCAGAACCAGTCGGCGGGTTATCCGCTTGCGGTTCTTTCTCCGGTAAAGTTCGTCACATTAAGATTGCCAGCGGCTACGCCACTGCAATTTTCTATGGCGATTTCGTCAAGCTCGTGAATACTGGTACTGTTGAAAAAGACACTGGTACTGCCACGATGACTCCGGTTGGTATTTTCATGGGTTGTTTTTACACAGACCCCGGAACTAACCAGCCCACTTTCAACCAAACCTATCCTGCATCTACCGCAGCAGGTGACATCATGGCATATGTTCTTGATGATCCTGACTGCGTTTTCCGTATGCAGAGCGATGAGGCTTTGGCGCAGACAACACTTGGCAACAATGTCGGAGTTGTACAGACTGCGGGTTCTACTTCAATCGGACGCAGCAAAAATGCAGTTGATGGAAGCACTGCTGCTACCACCAACACGCTACCTCTCAGAATTCTTGAGTTTGTTGATGGCCCAGATAGTGAAGTGGGTGATGCTTTTACAGACGTGCTACTTACATACAATGCTGGTATGCATCTGTATCGTAAAGCACTTGGCGTATAAGGAGGCCTAAGAAATGGCTATATCAAGAGCGCAAATGCTCAAAGAGCTACTTCCGGGTCTTAACGCCCTGTTTGGCTTAGAGTATGCAAAGTACGAAGACGAAGATAAGATGATCTACGAAACAGAGACATCTGACCGTTCGTTTGAAGAAGAAGTGAAACTGAGCGGCTTTGGCGCTGCTCCTGTGAAGCCTGAAGGCTCTGCAATCAATTATGATTCAGCGCAAGAAGCATTCACTGCACGTTACACTCACGAAACCGTGGCACAAGGTTTTGCAATCACTGAAGAAGCAATGGAGGACAACCTCTACGCTTCGCTTTCTCAGCGATACACCAAGGCTTTGGCACGAGCAATGGCTTACACCAAGCAAGTCAAGGCCGCTTTCCCTTTGAACAATGGTTTTACCAATGCCTTTCAATCTGGCGATGGTGTTAACTTGTTCACAGCAGTGGGAGATGGCGTGGCTGGAGGTGGTGGTCACCCTCTCGTAAATGGTGGCTTCAACTCAAACCGTCCTGCTACAGCAGCCGACCTTAATGAAACCTCACTGGAAGATGCGATCATTCAGATCGCGGCTTATACCGATGAGCGTGGACTTTTGATTGCTGCTCGACCTCGACGGCTTATCGTTCCACCTAACTTGATGTTCGTTGCAACCCGAATCCTAGATTCTGAGTTGCGTGTTAGCACTGCTGACAATGACATCAATGCCATCAAGAACAACGGTTCAATCCCAGAGGGATATGCTGTCAATCACTACCTGACTGACAACAATGCCTTCTATCTGATTACCGATGTTCCTAACGGCATGAAGCACTTTGAGCGTACTCCGCTTGAAACTTCAATGGATGGAGACTTCGATACAGGTAACGTGCGCTACAAGGCGCGAGAGCGTTACAGCTTTGGTGTGTCTGATCCTCTGGGAATCTTTGGTTCTCCCGGTTCTTCATAACCAGTCTGTCAAGACGGCCCTGTCAGGCTAAAAGACCTCGCAACTCCAGAGGTCTGGCAGGGCCAACCTTTATTTCTTACCCTGACTGCATAGCAGACACTAGCCCCGACAGGAGTAACACATGGCTACTACTACTTTTTCTGGTCCTATAAAGACCGGAACCATTCGAGATACCACTGGCACAACCGTTGGCACTAATGTGTCCAATGTAGGTTTTGTCGTCATGGCGCAATCCGCTATCCCAAATATCACGGGCGCAAGCCAACTTAACCAGAGAATGGCAATAGTACCCGCCAACTCTCAAATCGTTGATGTCATATTGAATGTGACTACTGTTGGTGACGACAGTGGAGCAGCGACTATTTCAGTCGGAACTTCCGCAGATGCAAACGCTTTCCTAGACGGAATCAACACCAAGGCTCTTGGCACGACTCACGGAACATTGGATACAGAAGCTACTGATGTTGGCACAACCGACCTAGAGGTCTTGGCTGACTTTACCGGAGCGAGTGGTGACGGCACAACAGGCGTTGCAACAGTCACGGTTATGTACATCCAGAACAATAACCTTTCATAGAATATGAAGCGGGGCTTGCCCCGTTTTTATCTGGAGCTTCATATGGCAGATGCACTAACGAGCCAAGTGATCGAGGACGGCCCACGAAATGCTGTTCTAAAGTTCACTAATGTAAGTGATGGCACTGGGCAGAGCCTAGCCACACTGGTAGATGTCTCTTCGTTAAGCTCAGACCCAATGACGGGTCAGGCATGCAACGGAGTGGTACTACAGTCAATTATATATTCCTGTGTTGGAATGGGCGTAGAGTTGTTCTACGATGCGTCCACAAACATGCCTTTGCTGAATCTTTTGCAGGACTTTTCTGATCAGTTAGACTTCGGGCCGACTGGCATTCCAAATAACGCAGGCAGCGGCAAGACTGGCGATATTCTTGTTACGACTAGCGGTGCCAGTAATAACGATACTTATTTTCTTATGCTGACTTTGACTAAGTCATACGTTACTGTTTGAGGGTTTTACGATGGCTAAACTAGAAGTATTCCAAAACGGAAACCTAAGTAACGGAGACCCTGTTTACCAAATCGGAACGAAAAATTCTGAAGGCGGTTATGACGTTGAGGTGTTTGACCTCATGTCTGAGTCCGAAGCAAAATCAAAGCTCAAGGGAATGTCTAAAAAACAAAGCTCAAAGCCAGAGTTTGAAGTCGTAAATGAAACGTCTTTGTCTGAGCTGAGTAAAATGAACAAATCACAGCTTGAGGATTTTGCTCGTGATTTCGGCGTTGAACTTGATAAGCGCGAGAAAAAAGACGTTCTTGTGAACAAGGCGTATGAGGCTCAGTTTGATGACTAGGAATTATCGTTCTGAATACGATAATTACCACTCACGTCCAGAGCAGAAAAAGAATCGTGCTGCCAGAAATGCCGCTAGAAACAAGATGCTTGCTAACGGCAAAGTAAAGAAAGGTGACGGGATGGACGTTCATCACCGCGATGGAAACCCTAACAATAACTCTTCATCCAACTTAAATGTTGTTCCTAAAGGCATGAATAGGACGATTAATAAGTTTAAGGGAGGGAGAGTAAGGGGAGCTGGAAAGGCTGTTCAAGGCGTAAGAGTTCATAAGGACACTTAACATGGCTACAACAAAAGATGTTAAAAGAACTCCCGGCGGCAAAATAAAGTATCGCGGCGAAACATTCTCTGGCTACAACAAGCCTAAGAGAACACCTAATGCTAACAAAAAGTCTGCCGTGTTGGCGAAGAAGGGCGATCAAATAAAGATTGTCCGATTTGGCGATCCTAATATGACGATTAAGAAAGACCAGCCGGGAAGGAGAAAGAATTTCCGAGCTAGGCACAACTGTGATACTGCTAAAGACAAGTTCACAGCAAGATATTGGTCATGTAAGGCATGGTGATATTATGAAGAAGCAGGATAAAGTTGGCGTTGTTATGAAGGAATTTGCTGACGGTAAGCTGAAGTCAAGTTCTGGAAACAAAGTAACTAACAAGAATCAGGCGATGGCTATTGCTCTCAGCGAGGCTGGCGTAAGCAAAAAAATGTTTACAGGCGGCAGAGTGGGTGACGGCAAGGTTGTTCAAGGATTTACTAAAGGCAGAATTGTCTAATGGCAACAAGCGGAACCACCACATTTAATCTTGATCTTGGCGATATCATGGAAGAAGCCTATGAGCGCTGCGGTCTGGAATTACGATCTGGATTTGACTACAGGACGGCACGAAGAAGTCTAAACCTTCTCATGCTGGACTGGCAGAACCGTGGCTTAAATCTGTGGACGGTAAAGAATGCCAGTGAGACCTTGGTCGCTGGTACTGGCTCTTACCCCCTTACGTCTGACAAGTTAGATGTAATAGAGGGTGTTCTGCGAACTGACGCAGGTGATATCACCAAGCAGACAGACCTGACAATGCAGAGGATATCTGTATCTCAGTACTCTCACCAAACTAACAAGTTATTACAAGGTCGGCCTATTCAGTATTACATTGAAAGGTCTCCCTCTGGAATTACGGTGGTTGTCTGGCCTGTCCCAGATGCCGCTCAGGTATATACTTTCAACTATTATTACATGGAGCGTATTGAAGACGTGGGTTCGCCTGCGACCTTGAATATGGACGTTCCTGCTAGGTTTTTGCCGTGCTTAACTGCTGGTCTGGCATATAACATTGCCATGAAAAGACAAGAGGCAGCACCGCGACTTCCTTTTCTTAAAGAAAATTACGAAGAACAATGGAACATGGCTGCTGATTCTGCGAGAGAAAAGGCGGCTCTATACGTTGTTCCGGGCGGCTATCAGTACTTATGAGCAGCTATGCTAGTGGAAAACACGCTTTCGGATTCTGCGACAGAACAGGATTTAGGTATAAGCTAAGAGACTTAGTACCCCAGATTGAAGCTGGCAGACCTAACGGTATGCTGGTGGGTCGTGACGTTGTTGATGTGGACAACCCTCAGTGGCGTCTGGGCATGATAAATATGTCTGACCCGCAAGCCCTGCGCGATCCAAGGCCAGACGGGGGATACGATCAAAGCCGAGAACTGTCAGCATTTGACCCTGTCGGCGGCGGTAATACGGCAATGGGTAGCCGCACTGTTGGTCTTGACATGTCAGGACATGTGGGGCGAGTAGAAATACAGATTATACAGCCAGACTCTACGGCGAATTTAACTGGCGTTGTGGGTACAACTAACATAGGAAATATCAGTGTCGAAACAGGAGAGGTTGACGTTAGCGTATCTGTTACTGGGGTTAGCTCTACGTCTGCTATCGGTTCTGTTACACCTATCTCTGACACTTTTGCGGTCACTGTTTCCAACCCCGGAAGTGGAAATAAGTACTACATAGATGGCGTTCAACAAGCAACGATGAGCCTCACCGAGGGCAACACCTACAGGTTTGATCAGTCCGACTCAAGTAACGGCTCTCCAACTCATCCTTTGCGTTTTTCTACAACAAGCGATGGTACTTGGGGAGGTGGCTCAGAATACACTACTGGTGTAGTAACTGTGGGAACTCCGGGTACGGCTGGAGCTTACACCCAGATTACTGTTGCTGCCAGTGCGCCGACACTCTATTACTATTGCTCTAATCATTCAGGTATGGGAGGTCAGGCAAATACGCCTAGTTAATCATGGCTGTTCGCAAAGTAACCAAGAAAAAAGCAGCAAAGAAAAAGCTAACCACACTCAACAGTGGCGGAAAGACTAAGTCTCGTGTTAATGAGGCTGGAAATTACACCAAGCCCACTATGCGGAAAAATCTATTCAATCGCATCAAGGCTGGGTCAAGTGGCGGCAAGCCGGGACAATGGTCAGGACGCAAAGCTCAAATGCTTGCTAAACAATACAAAGATAAAGGCGGTGGCTACAAGTCATGACGCTTAAAAAATCACAGAAGTCTTTAAAGGACTGGTCTAAGCAAAAGTGGCGAACTAAGTCCGGTAAGCCAAGCGCAAAGACTGGTGAAAGATATCTGCCTGAGAAGGCTATTAAGTCACTCAGCTCAAAAGAATACGCAGCCACAACAAGGAAAAAACGAAAAGACACTAAGGCTGGCAAGCAGTTCTCGTCGCAGCCTAAGAAGGTTGCTAAGAAAACAAAGAGATTCCGATAATGGCATTTACGTTCACAACACTGAAGACAGCGATACAAGATTATCTTGAGTCCACTGAGACTACCTTCGTGAATAATCTGCCTCTTATTATCACTCAGGCAGAACAGAGGATATTGCGAAGCGTACAGCTACCCGATCTTCGCAGGAATCAAACAGGAACTTTAACCCAAGGTAACGCTTACTTAACGATGCCAGATAACTTTCTGGCCTCATACTCTCTAGCTATTACTAATGTTGGTTCAGAGTTCCTTGTGTTTAAAGACGTAAACTTTATGCGTGAGGCATATCCTGTGGAGGCCACTGAGGGAGTCCCCAAGTACTACAGTATATTTGACGATACTCGCTTTATAGTTGGGCCAACCCCTAATGCTAATTTCCCAGTAGAGCTTCACTATATGTATGAGCCTGAGTCAATTACTACCGCATCTAGCGGTACGAGCTGGCTGGGTTCTAATGCAGAGAACGCATTGCTTTATAGCTGTCTGGTCGAGGGATATACGTTCCTCAAAGGGGATGGGCCGCAGATGGAGTTTTATTTGTCCAAGTATGAAGATGCGTCTTTGAGGCTGAAGTCTCTTGGTGAAGGTTACGATACCACCGACAGTTTCCGGTCTGGGGCTATTAGGAGCCTTAGAGTCTAGTGTTTACGGTAGACATACAGTCAGAGGTCGGTCAGGTAGGCGTTCAGACTACGAGTCACCGTGGTTTTACCCCGGAAGAAGTGGCTGTAGACTGCGCCAACAGAATTATATCTATATCTGCTACTGCCGATCCTGTTCTACGCCAGCAAGCAGAGGCGTTTAGGAGCGGCATAGAGCAGATTGTTCTGCATTATATGAAGCAAGCAGCACAAAGCGAGAGAACGACTATATATAACGTACTACTTAATGCCGGAGAAAGTTCTTTGGCTGAACAGATAAGGAGGCTTTAATGGCTTTTTCAGGCAATTACATGTGTACCAGCTTCAAGAAGGAATTGATGACTGCTACGCATAATTTTACTAACAGCTCAGGCAATACATTTAAGCTGGCTCTGTATACCAACAGCGCCTCCTTTAATGCTTCTACCACGGCGTATACTACATCTAACGAAATATCTGGAACAGGGTATAGTGCGGGTGGCGGTACTTTAACTAACGTAACTCCTACCACTGGCAGCACTACAGCGTTTACTGACTTTGCTGACCTGACATTTGGTACAGCAACGATCACGGCAAGAGGCGCGTTGATTTATAACGACAGTGCATCAGGTGATCCTAGTGTCGTTGTATTAGACTTCGGCGGTGACAAAACCTCTACTGCTGGCGATTTTAAAATAGTCATGCCAACTGCTGATCAAAATAATGCGCTGATTAGGATAGCCTAAAATGTCCGGCGTGGGTTGGGGTCGTGCTGCTTGGGGTGACGGTAGCTGGGGTGAAGACACAACCCAAATTGTAGTTATAGGCGGCTGGGGCCGAGGAGCGTGGGGTGATGGCGCTTGGGGCCGATCACTTGGCCTAGAGGCCACAGGTCAGGTAGGAAGCGTATCGGCAGGCATTGTTGCTGGAGCAACGGTAAATGTAACTGGGGTTGCCGCCACAGGTATTGTCGGCACAGCTCAAGTCTTAGCTCCGGGCCAAGTAGCAGTAAGCAGTGTAGTAGCTACAGCATCTGTTGGAAGCGTTGTCGTTCATCACAACGCTCAGGTTACAGCTACAGGAGTGACCGCAACAGGCGAGGTAGGAACTGCCGGGGTGCAACAAACCACAGGCGTTTATCCTACTGGCGTAGCAGCGACATCTGCTCTAGGCTCTGGTTTCAGTGTTGTCGCTCCTGCTAACATTTCACCAACAGGATTGCAGGCAACTTCTACGCTCGGTGCGGTTAGCGTTGAGTTAGTTCTAGAAATAAATCTTACAGGCGTAAGCTCTACGTCTGCTGTTGGTTCAGTTACTCCGGCTGGCTCTACGTTTATAAGCGTTGATGGCGTGGTGGCTACTGGTCAGGTAGGGAGAGTCCTTATCTGGCAAGATGTTGATCCATCACAGAATCCTAACTGGATTAATCTGCTTCCTTCACAAACTCCGAACTGGGTGGATATACCCTGATTGAGGTAAACAAATGGCAACTTATGTAAATGATTTAAGACTGAAAGAGATAGCCACTGGGGACGAGAGTGGTACTTGGGGTACATCCACTAATACTAACTTGTCATTAGTAGCCGATGCGCTAAGTTCTGGCACGAAACAGATGTCTTCGGATGCCGACGAAACTTTCACTATGCCGGACGGCTCTGCTGACGGCACTCGTTCTTTGTATCTGAAGATAACTTCCGCTGGCTCTCTTTCTACTACGAGAACAATTACCCTTGGCCCCAACACGATATCTAAAGTATGGATGATCGAGAACGCGACCTCTGGCAGTCAAAGCATAATTATTAAGCAAGGCTCTGGAGCTACCGTAACGATTGCTACCGGAGCCAAGAAGTATGTGTATTCGGATGGCGCTGGTGCAGGCGCTGCTGTATTTGACGCGAACTTCACTGAGGTTGGTGGGGGTACAGTAACTTCTGTTCAGCTGTCAGGAGGAAGCACAGGTCTGTCGGCTTCTGGTGGCCCAATAACCTCTTCGGGAACAATTACCATAGCAGGCACTCTCGCTACGGGAAGTGGCGGTACAGGCTCTACAGCCACCGCATACTGCAACTTAGCAAGTAATGTTACTGGCACCCTTCCTACCGCCAATGGCGGCACTGGAAGCACAGCAACTCAATACTGTAACCTTGCTTCTAACGTGACGGGAGTTCTTCCGTTTGCAAATGGTGGCTCTGGCGCGATAACGCCACTGATGAAGAGCGGTAATTATACGGCCACAAATAGAGACTATGTCGTGGTGACAGCAGCAAGCGTTACCATCACGCTCCCCTCTGGCCCTTCTGCTGGGGATGTCGTTGTCATCAAGGATGGTACAGGTGCTGCTGCTACCAGCAGTTTCACGGTGGCTAGGAACAGCTCAAACATTGCCAGTAGCGCAAGCGACCTGACGTTCGATAAGAACTTCGCTGAGATCGTGATGACCTATATCAACGGCACAA